ACAGGATTTCTGTCCAGTTAGGAATGAACATATAGTTTGTCTTGCTGAATGCTATAAAGATATGGGTGACTATGTTTCTATGAAGGAGCAGACTGAACGGTTGGTAGATGAGTCTAGGAAGTTACCATTTCCTACTTACTATTTCTTAATCAATAGTAATTTCTATCCGGACTCAGGAACCTATGGTAAATATCTTCACGAAGTTGCTTGCGAAAATACATGAAATTAATTCCAGTCACATCAATAAATCAACAGTCCCAGAAAACTGTATGGGTTGTTAATAATTTTTATAAAGATCCTTATGCTGTTAGAGAGTTTGCATTAAAGCAAGACTTAAAGGAGGATTTGAGATACTATAAAGGAAGACGTACTGAAGAACAGTTCTCTGTTCCTGGTACGAAGGAAGCATTTGAACGTATCATGGGTATTAAGATACGTGAATGGGAATCACATGGTATGTGTGGTAGATTCCAGTATTGTATTCCTGAAGACCCTATTGTTTACCATAATGATGGACAGTCATGGGCAGCAATGGTATACCTACATCCTAATGCTCCATATGAATGTGGTACATCATTATATGCTACTAACAATGGAGTAATGAGAACGAGTGATGAAAACTATGAAGGTGTATTTGATGGTGGTTTCTATGATGGTACGAAGTTTAAGTTAGTAGATTCTATTGGTAATGTATTCAATAGATTGGTTATCTTTGACGCACAAAATATACATGCAGCATCAAAATATTTTGGAACCAACAAAGAAGATTCAAGACTGTTTCATATTTTCTTTTTTGATTGATGTATGATAGACTACACATCTAAATAATTTTTTTACATTGACCATGCAGAATTATACAATTTATACTAGAGATGGTTGTCCATATTGTGTGAAGATTAAAGAGGTGATGAAGTTAGCTGAATTGAATCATGTTGTTTATAATTTGGGACAAGATTTTGATAGAGATGGATTCTATAGTCAGTTTGGAGAAGGTGCTACGTTCCCTCAAGTAGTATTGAATGGAGATAATCTTGGTGGATGTACGGACACTGTTAAATATTTAAAGGAGAAGAACATAGTCTGATTGACAATCCTAATCATATATTGTATACTTGAATGGCAACTATAAATAAAACCGAAGAACACATCAATCGTGGTGTTGAGTTTATACTTAACGGAGGTAAGAAGAAGCGTACCAGCAAAACCATTACCATAGGAAGTAGGACAATGACTCTCGACACAATATTAGTTTTAGTATTACCAATATCTTTATTATTCTTTTTTGTTGGAGGATTAATTGGGTGGGTAGCACGAGATTATATGTTAAACTATCGAGAGATACCAAGACCACATCCTGAGATGTTTGATACTAACGGTAATTTACTCCCAGATGAAATTGTAGCATTTAGATTTGAAAGTTATGACGACGACGAAGAAGACAACGACTAGGAAACCAAGAGTAGTTAAAGCTGCTGTTCCTATTCCTAATCTACCAAAGAAACCTTTTGTCTTTGAGGTACTTGATTTAGTATCAAAACAAAAGACAAAGGCAAAGAAGATTGAGGTTCTAAGGAAGTATGATGAGTTCCATCTTAGGACATTGTTCTTATGGAATTTTGATACAGTAATTGAATCTGTACTTCCAGAAGGTGATGTACCTTATCAATCTTATGGTGATCAAACTTCTTATAGTGGAAGTTTATCTACCAAATTGCAAGAGGACATTCGTTCCATGCATGAGACTGGTTCATTCTCTATGGGTGTATCAGATACTCAAGGTAGAACAACTATCAGAAGAGAGGTTAAGAACTTCTATCACTTTGTGAAAGGTGGTAATGATGCTATGAATAATATGCGTAGAGAGTCTATGTTTATTAACATACTTCAAGGTCTTCATCCATTAGAAGCAGAGATTGTGGTTCTTGTTAAGGATGGTAATCTATCTGATAGGTATAAGATTACAAGAGAGCTTGTAGAAGAAGCATACCCAGACATTGTATGGAGAGATAAGTAATGACAGTCGCAAAAGAAAAGGAAGCAGAACTAAAGAAACCTGAGAAGAAAACCATCTGGACAACAGAGGAGAGAAACAATCTTCAAACTTTATATGGATGTGATATCCTTGTAGAGAATGGTTCTACTAAGGATGTTTCTATTAAGAATGCACCTACTGATGCTTATATTATAAAGTATATGCATGAGGATAAGGTTCATTATGACCTGACCAGAGGAACTAAAACAAGTCTGTTTGATATGTACTGGGACAAGTTCAAAGGTGCTCTACAATCAATTGAGTATGGTCGAGGTAGTATCAAACCAAACCTTTGGGGATACAAAGCACCACAGCAGCAAAAGAAAAAGCGGAAGGGGTAAACCAAATTCAACTTTTTATTCCAAGATATCGGGGAAAAAATCCCTGATATTTTTTTGTCTGTAGGGTTTTGTATCAGGGAATACAAACATACTTGCCTATATACTATACCTGTGTTAGTATTAACACATACGTTCATCCCCATTGAGGGGACGCAAGTAAGCCGACTCGGAACGGAATCGTTCATCCCATGATCCCATTTATTATTGCTACTGCCTTTACCTGTGAGGATGCTAATAATCTCATCTCTAAGATGCAGAAATATAGAACCTCGGAGGAAAACAGAATCGAAATGATTCAGATTGTTAAAGACAGTGTACGTGAGTGTGACTGGGACGCAAAAGCCGACTAAAGGAACGGATTAAAAACCCAACTACTTTAGGAGAAAATCCAATGGCAAAAGTTACTTACCGTGGTATCACATATGATACCGAGAACCGTCCTAACAAGACAGTTAGACCAGCAGAACATATGGAGACATACCGTGGTGTATCGTTTCTTGTAGATGCTGAAGGACACAAACGTGTTCTATCTATCGTCTAGTAGGAGTTAATAACTTAATAATAGAGGAGCTATTGACAGCTCCTCTTTTTTTGTGTAAAATATATAAATACCATATAAAAAATATGGAACCTAAAAGAGAAAAACTAAAATTAATTGTTCGTAATTTAGAACTTTTAGTTGAAGCTTTGAAAGCAGAAGTTTATTCTGATATAGATGCTTATCAACCTAGTGAATATCAAATAGGAGATGATGACGATGGGTATGCAGACTAATGAGATCTAAGCAAATGTTAAAGAATTTAAAAAAAGCACTTCAGCAAGATTATTTGTATAATTCTGAAGAACTTGGTTTTATGAAAGAACAACTTGTTATTTTGGAAACGGAAGTAGCAAAAACCAAAAGAAAAAAACCTGAAGGATTTGGTAATAAAAAATGACTTATCCTAAATTGGTAACTATGCCCATTAAGATTTTAGAAAAAAATGAATGTTAAATTTGTAAGTATCACTCCTGATGCTGAAAAGACAATGGGTTATATTGCTCGTGTATCTAACCCAAAAAATCAAGATAATGAAAAGTATGCAGGACTCTTAAAATATTGTATTAAGCATAATCATTGGAGTGTCTTTGAACAATCTCACATGACTTTGGAGATCGAGACGACGCGCGGACTTGCGGCTCAGATTCTAAGGCACAGATCCTTCACATATCAGGAGTTTTCACAGAGATATGCTGATAGTAGTCTGTTAGAAGAGTCTATACCACTTCCAGAACTCCGTAGACAAGATATAAAGAATAGACAGAACTCTATAGATGATCTAGATCCCAAAGATAGACAGCATTATGAGATAGAAATACAGAAGATCTTTGATCAGTCAATGTCTTTATATAAGCAAATGTTAAATGCAGGAGTTGCAAAGGAATGTGCAAGATTTGTGCTCCCACTTGCAACACCAACACGACTGTATATGACTGGATCGTGCCGTTCTTGGATTCACTATATTAATTTGAGATCTGCACACGGTACACAGAAAGAGCACATGGATATTGCAGAGGTATGCAGAAGAATATTTGTGGAGAAATTCCCGAATGTTGCAGAAGCTCTCGAATGGACATCTAAATAACTTTATAGGACTTTATAATTATGGCAACATATCCTGTTATTCACAAAGAGACTGGTGAACAAAAAGAAGTGGTAATGAGTATTACTGAATGGTCAGAATGGTGTGATGATCATCCTGATTGGAAACGTGATTGGAGTGATCCTTCAACTTGTCCGATGGCTACCGAAGTAGGTGACTGGCGTAATACGTTAGTAAGTAAAAAACCTGGATGGAATGATATATTAGCTAAGGCAAGTACGGCACCAGGAGCACCTAATCTAAAGATATAAAGATGCCAAGAAGAAAAAAGAGTGTTGATCAGCCTATTGGAGTTGGTTTGACGACCAGACAGATGAAGAGAAAAAAGCCTTTAAGTGCTGATTATCTGGTTAATATTGAACCTATCACCGATAATCAGAAAAAACTATTTGATTCATATGCCAATGAGAAACATATCATAGCATATGGATGTGCAGGAACTGGCAAGACATTTATTACACTTTTTAATGCTCTTAAAGAGGTTCTAGATGAAAATACACCTTACGAAAAAATTTATATTGTTAGGAGTCTTGTTAGCACTCGTGAAATTGGTTTCCTTCCTGGTGATCATGAAGACAAGTCCTCATATTATCAGATACCTTACAAGCATATGGTGAGATATATGTTTAGTATGCCATCTGATGCAGACTTTGAGATGCTCTATGGTAATCTTAAGTCCCAAGAGACGATTAAGTTTTGGAGTACCTCTTTTTTAAGGGGAACAACATTAGATAATGCTATTGTTATTGTTGATGAATATCAGAACTTAAATTTTCATGAACTTGATTCTATTATTACAAGAATTGGTGAGAATAGTCGAATTATGTTCTGTGGAGATGCTAGTCAATCAGATCTTACAAAAACGAATGATCGTAATGGTATCGTAGACTTTATGGACATCTTGCGTAAAATGTCATCTTTTGATATAATAGAATTTGGTATAGAAGACATAGTTCGTTCTGGACTTGTCAAAGAATATATCATTGCCAAGATGGAAGCAGGTATGTAATGTTTGATCATGTTGAACTTGATCTCCCTAAACTTTCTAGGGAGACTATAGATGGTGTTCGTTATTATTCAATTCCCGATGTAGAAGAACTAATTAAATTAGTATCAATTACTTCTATAACCAGTCATTTTAATAAAGAAATCTTTATTAAGTGGAGAAAAAGAGTCGGGGATGTTGAAGCGGATAAAATTACGAAAGCTGCCACAAGACGTGGTACTGATATGCATACTCTTACAGAGTATTATTTGAAAAATGATAATCTTCCAGACGTGCCACCTATCTCAGAGTTTCTCTTTAAGATTGCCAAGGGTGAACTCAATAAAATAAATAATATATACGCTCTGGAAGGTGCCCTATATAGTAGGCAATTGGGTGTTGCAGGAACAGTCGATTGTATTGCGGAATACGATGGTGAATTAGCAATAATTGACTTTAAGACTTCTAAGAAACCTAAACCACGGGAGTGGGTAGAACATTATTTTGTTCAGGCAATGGCATATGGATGTATGCTATACGAAATGCGGGATATCCCCGTCAAAAAACTTGTGATCATTATGGCTTGTGAAAATGGAGAGTGTGTAGTTTATGAAGAATACGACAAAGCAAAGTACATCAAACTCCTCAACAAATATATTAACAAGTTTGTTAGAGATAAGTTGGAGTTCTATGGAAACTAGTAAAGAATTAGAAAAGGCAATAGAGAGTAAGTTTTTAACACCATCCAAGTTTGCGATGGAAATTGAAACTATTGTGGCAAAAGAGCAGATGAATTATATTGATGCTATTTGCCACTATTGCGAAATTAATAATATTGAGGTAGACTCAGTAACGAAGTTAATTTCTAAACCATTAAAAGAAAGATTAAAGTATGATGCTATTAATCTGAATTTTATGAAGAAAACTTCTAGAGCAAAACTTCCTATATGATGTTAGTGAATGAAAGTGACACCGTTTGAGACTTATCAAACTTATCTCTCTATGAAAAGTCATTTTACTAATCGTAAGTATGACTTTTTTAAATATGGAGGTAAGTCTCGTGCTACCATGAGTTCTTTTAATAAAAGAAAGGATAAATATTGGTTTGAGAAAACATCAAGAAAATATTCTGATGATCAAGTGCTAAACTTTCTTTTGGCAAATTTTGTAATTACTGATAACCCACAAAACCTATGGATCGGAGAGATAATAAATTCCGGAGAAAGAAATTATTCGGAATGGATGAGACGGCAACAGAGTTTAACGTACTTGTTCAAAGAACAGTTGATAGAATTGCTATCCAACAAGGACTTGAACGCAGTATTCGATTGCTCGAAGGGACAACATCCCCCGTTGTTAAAGGGATATCTGGGTGGAGAGATATCGCTAGAAACGCTTACTATACTGGAAAAAGTCTTTTCTTTCGCAAAAAACTTTGATAAGAACTTAGATGATCCCGTGTGGGAATCCGTAAGTCTTAAAATTAAAAAGTATATCCCATTCATAAATATTAATGTGTTCTATTACAAAAAAATATTAAAGGAGGTTATTGGTAATGGCTCTTGAAAATGCAGAAGTTCTTGGTAATTTACAGAACCAATTAGTTCAACTTGATCAACAATTAAACACTTTATCTAATACACGTATTAGAGTCTTAGGTGCTATTGAAGTCTTACAACAAATTGAAAATAGTAAAGTTGAAGATGAAACTTCTGATGAAGGTTTTGAAACTGAAGAAGTGGAGGAATAATGAGTGAATTTTTTGAATCTGAAATCGTTCAGGATGAACTGAACGAAATTAATGAATTGCAACAGCAAATTTATGGCAAGATTATGAATATTGTCAATTTATCCCGTGAAGATAGAACAGAGCATGTTGAAAAATTAAAAATTCTTTTAGAAAAACAACGTGTTATGTATACACGATTATCCCTTTCGGATGATCCAATGGCTATTAAAATGAAAGAACAATTACAACAATCGGTACAATTAATGGGTTTCCCACAAGGTACTGATATACAAGTATTGTTCGATGGCATGAAACAAACTATTGAAAATCTCAATCAACAGGTTGACACTTAATAGAATTTTTGTTATAATCTAAACATCCAACAAATCCAATTTATCTGAGGTATCTAAATGTCTTTCGCAGACTTAAAAAAACAATCTAAGCTGGGCTCTCTTACCCAAAAACTGGTAAAAGAAGTAGAAAAGCTTAATAACACTGGCGGTAATAATGATGACCGTCTTTGGAAGTTAGACGTAGACAAAAGCGGTAATGGATATGCCGTAATACGTTTTCTTCCTGCTCCCAATGGTGAGGATTTACCATTTGTAAAACTATACTCCCATGCCTTCCAAGGTCCTGGTGGTTGGTACATAGAGAATTCTCTGACTACTTTAGGTCAGAAGGATCCTGTTTCTGAGTACAATACTTTACTCTGGAACAATGGCACAGATTCAGGAAAAGAAACTGCACGTAGGCAGAAGCGTAAGTTGACTTATGTTTCTAACATCTATGTTGTAAAAGATCCTACTAATCCTGAGAACGAAGGTAAAGTATTCTTGTACAAGTATGGCAAGAAAATCTTTGACAAACTAACTGCAGCAATGCAGCCTGAGTTTGAGGATGAGGAAGCAATTGATCCATTTGATTTCTGGCAAGGTGCTAACTTCAAGTTGAAGGCAAAGAATGTTGCAGGTTTTAGGAATTATGATAGTTCTGAGTTTGCTGCAGTAAGTCCTCTTCTTAAAGATGATGATGCACTAGAAGCACTCTGGAAGAAAGAAAATTCTCTTCAAGAGTTTGTTGCTCCTGATCAGTTCAAGTCTTATGATGAACTGAAGAAGCGTGTTGAGTATGTTCTCGGCAATAAAGGACCTGTTCGTCAAGATCCTGAAGTTACTGATGAGGATAATTATCGTGGTTCTGCAGAGCAACTTGTTACTGCTGCCGTTACATCAACTCCTGTTACAGGTAGTGAAGATGAGGAAGATCCGTTATCTTATTTTGCTAAACTAGCAGAAGAATAAGTACAAAGTAAATGTAAAGACCCCTTAATGGGGTCTTTTTTTATGGCATTGTGGATTTAGTATTTTCGGTGGCAATTAAATCTTCACTTATATACTGAGACGATTTATCATAGAGCATTTGCTCTCTCATATCATTTAAGAATTGTTGTAAATATCCTGGTTTTAGTAGATAAATTGATCTTTTCTTATTATTTTTTATGACTTCATATTCATAGTTACTCAATCCGGTTATAGGACTTATAGTTAAATTATAATCATTTGGATCTGGAATTGTAAAGGTAGAATCTACCACTTTACCTTTAGGGAGAATTAATTTATTATTTTCATCTTTGACTTCTTTTGTTTCATAGTGATGAATATCATTTAGATCATCACCATAAACATCAAGAGCATAATCATATATTTCTTTATCGGATAATGGCCATTCATCTCTGGCATTAACTATACCAGCAGTCATTAGTACCACCCAATCTAGTTCTGCACTACCATACATTTCTTCGGCAACAGTATCTGGTCTGGCACCATCTACAATTTCATACTTATTGAAGATTGTAAAAACATTTTGTAGATCATCACGTAATTTACATCTTCTAAAAAGGTTTTTAACAAGTAAATAATTTTGTGATGAATTACTATTAGATAAGAATGATTGATAGTATAATTCTGGTAGTTCTCTGAAGTATCCCATTTTAGTATCCTACTCCTAGTCCATCGTCATCATAATCAATATCATAAACTGGTTCGAGTTCTTTGAATGTTAAATCCATAGTCATAGAAGTTGGTGTTCCATCTTCATAGGTGGCATAAGTACCTTCACTTGTATAATTAACTCCTATATTTTCTAAGAAGCATTGTTTAAATTTATGTAGAAATGGATGTGCTGATGAGCCTTTTCTGTATGTCAATTCAAAAACATTAGGAGTTTCTAGGAAAGCATTACCTTCTCCGGTTTTTGGTGCCATATTTTTTTTAAATGTTCTTATGATTGTTTGAACTTGATTTGCTTCTTCTCTATTTCTTGGAGTTATTTTAAATGAAAATCTAAAACTTCTTAGAGTTGGACCATTGAAAAGAAGTTCCATATTTGGGTTAAATATTTGACCACTTTGTCTTGCCAATAATTGATTAACTGTTACATTACCACCAAAAACACTAACTGCTTTACCAGCAGCCCATTTTGTTGCTAGGTTTTTCGCCACGTCTGCACTCATACCACCTTCTTTTGCAGCGTTTTCAAATATTTGACCTACATTAACGTTCTCCCCTCTACTCACATCTGTAATAGTATCTGAAATACTTCCAACAGCAGCAGCAGTAATACTATTCATCTGATCTTCAGAATAACTTACTGCATTACCATCTTGAATATTGGATGGTATTGGTAATAATATAGTTGCTTCTGA